CGTGTCAGCAGCTGCTCCTCCAGCCACGCCTCGATGCGGCCCCGCGTCAGGGCTGTGACCTCTCGGAACTCCGGGTGCAGCTCGCCGTCGCAATAGTTCTGCCAGGTGCTCCGGTCGATGCCCAGGTGGATGCACAGGGCGCTGATGGACGGTGGCACCACGAACTGCAGCTTGTGGATGGCCTCGCCGTCGTCGTTGTAAATCGTCGCCCCGGTCAGGTCTTGCAACTCGATGGTACGGCTGATGGAACGGAAATAGCTCTCGATGGCGTCCGCCAGGGCCTTTTTGCTCTTGTATTTCTTCGGTCTTCCGGTCTTCATGCCGCCGCCCTCCCTCCGGCGCTTCAAGGTTCCCGCGCGTGCGTGCGCGCGTCACGCGCGCTTGTCGTGGGGAAAAAGTCTCTCTCACGGGTACACTGTACAACAGAAAATGCGTCGCGGAGTGTCATCTTTCTCTCCGTGTCATATTCCCGGCCCCAGGAAAAAGAAAAAGCGGGGCAGCCGCAGCTGCTCCCGCTCGTGGTGGTTCCTGTCATAGCTTTTCCGGGAAGTTCTCGTAGTATTTCCGAACCGCCCGGTACAGGGTCTTCTTGCTCAAATAGTGCTTCATGGCCAGGGCTGTCGCCGTGGTGTCCGTGGTTACAAACTCGAAGAGCGCCTGGTAGTGCTCCCCGCCGCACTGCAGGCACAGGTTCAGGATGACCTGCTGGTCTTCCGGCGGAAGGTTTTTATACATCCGGGACACGAAGTAGATATAGCCCTGCCGGTCATAGTCCACCTTCACCCCGCGCTTATATCGAAACATCGTGCCCGTCCTCCTCGTCAGTCTTCTGCCCCCTGGAAGCTCTCCTGCACCTTCCCGCCCCGCAGCTCAAACTCCACGATGTGGAACCTCCCCAGCGGGTGGATGTACACCACTGTCCCGGTCATGGGCTTCTGCCCCTTCTTCCCGTCCGGCTCTGAAAAGCTCACCGGGTAGTGCGTCACCTTCTGCCCGATTTTCACAGCGCCTTCCCTCCGTGCCGGTAGGGGCGGCCTTTGTTGTACGCCAGCTTCATGCGCAGCAGCTCGTCCACGTCCACGCCCTCCATGGCGCACCAGTCCAGGATGCGCAGGATGCAGTCTATCATCTCCACTGCCACGCCCTCCGGCTTGCAGCCTGTCTCCCCGTCTTGGGCCGGGTGGTCGCAGCTTCCCTCGAAGGTGCAGTGTCCGCAGCAGCCATGCACCAGCTCCTCTCCATCCCGGTATGCCTCCATGGCCTCGGACAGCTCGCTGTGGCACAGCGCAATGATGTCCCCGAAGGTGGGCGGCCCATCCCACCAGCCATGCTCCACCGCGTTCTGGTGTACCTCCGCCGCCAGCCGGTTCATCTGCCCCGGCTTCTGTCCCCGCAGCAGCCGCTCGATGGCGTGCTCCAGATCTGAAAAGTTCCGGATGCGCCCCGCCTGGTAGTCTTCCTGCAGGTCTCTCACTGTGTAGGTCTTTTCCACGTTCATACCTCCCGTATCGTGATGTTGAAACGCTCCTGCATGAGCTTGCGCTTGATGATGTACTTCTGTGTCCGGGTGGCCCGGCTCTTCACGTCCTCCACCACCGGCTCCCAGCGCACCTCGCTGGTGCTGGGGCCGTCGTCGTGCAGGATGCTGCAGTGCACCCGCTCCTCGTAGCAGAAGTCCGCCTGGTAGCGGATGGCCCGCACCCGCTCGCCCTCCGGCGTGGTGTATGCCTCCTGCAGGGTGAAGTCCTGCTGCAGCCGCAGGTTCCGTATCTCCCTGGCATGGAGGCGCGCCAGCAGCACCTCGTACCTCCGTGCCTCCTTCCTGGAGGCAAAGCGGATGCCCAGGTGTTCCGTCTCCTCGTTGTGGTATTTTGGCGCGGCCCGCTTCTGCTTTCGCAGCTGCTCCTGCTGCAGCTTGGCCACCGCCTGCTGCTGCGCCCGCAGGGGCAGGTCTTCCAGCCGTATGGCCACGGCTATCGCCTCCTTCGCATCTCGATGTTCACGTAGCACCCCCGGTTGATGTTGTTCCGTGTGAATGTGGCCTCTGTCAGGGTGAATCCCTCGTACCGCTCCTCGAAGTATTGCCAGTCCGCCTTCTTCTCGATGGCGTCCTCCATCTCCTCCAGGTCATCCATGGTCACGGCGCTGTCCCGCACCACCGGCTCCGGGTGAACCAGGTTCTTGCTCTGGTTCCACCGCTTGTAGAACAGATGGTCTTTTGCCACATACCTGGCCAGGCCCGTGATGCCGTCCTCTTTGAACTGCAGACGCTTGCTGTTGGCATAGCCCTTTCCCCACAGCTTCTCCAGGGTGTCCCGGTCAACCCCGCCGGACATGATGATGTGATGGTGGATGCGCCCGCTCTTTTTGCCCACCTCTGTGCAGGAGAGATACTTCAGCGGGGGGAGGCCCAGCTTCTTGCGCAGGCGCTTCACCCGGCGGATGTAGTTGTACAGGTCTCGCTGGGCCTGCTCCTCGTCCTCCGGCAACTCGTCGTATGTAAGATGCAGCGCGATGTCGTCCTCGGTGAAGTTGGCGTGGGCCAGGCGGGTAATTTTCTTCTCCGCGTTCTTCTGGTTCAGCTTCTCCTGGATGGCGCTGGTGGGCTTGCACCTGGCCCGGTGTTTCCCGGCAGGCTGGAAGACAGGGTATATGTCCGCGTCCATGTAATCGCCGCAGACATAGATGCTCTCCCGGATGAAGTATCTGCCCCGGTACATCCCGCCGCCTCCTTCCTGGTCAGTAAGTTAAGATTGGTTACAAGCCTTAATTCGCGCGTGCGCGCGCGAATTATAATAGGTATATCCTCTTGTCGAAGCGTTCCGCTCTGTCTTCGGCTCCTCCGAAGGCATAGCGCAGCGTTCCGTGGTGGAGGCCCCAGGTGGTTGGCCTGGGGCCTGTCCTCATTCTCCCGGTTCATATCCCTCACACCAAGCTGGTGCAGCGCACCCGGCGATGACGCCCCTGTGCCCGGTTGGAAAAATCTGTGTCACCCGCCCCAGGTACTTCCCAGGGTGCAGACACCGCAGCGCGGTCTTCTGGTTCGGCCAGTCCTCCTCGCCGCTGTGATGGCAGTTGTCGCAGCTGCCCCGCCGCCGACGCTCCCATTCAGTCATCTGCCTCACCCAGCCTCTCAATGGTGCAGGCGCGGGCAATCTGCGTCCACCGCCTCTTCCATTCTCTGGAAGCGATGGTCAGGGCCTTTAGCCGATCTGGCGCGATGACCTCCACGGTGCCCAGCTCCGGGTGCGTCACCTTCCATCTGAACCCTTGCTCCATGGTCAAGCCTCCAGCTGGCAGGCTCGCGCCTCGATGCGCGCCACCTTGATGGTTCCCTTGGCGCTCACACTGATGCTGGCCTTCCCGTGGTCAACTGTCTGGATGGTAGTGCTGCGGATTGTGCCCGCCGCCGCCAGCTCCACCAGGCTGCAAAGGGCCTCCACGATTTCGTTCTCCACCGGGTCAAAGGAAAACCGTTCACACCCCGGCCCCCACAGCTCCCACACCCGGCGCTTCGCGTCCTCGATGCGCTCCCGCAGGTTCCGCTCCAGGGTTGCCTGTGTGCATTTGCAGTTCTCTGTTACCCAGGCGTCCGCCTCGTCCTGGCTGTCCATCCCCGGCGGCTGCTCCGCGCTGATTTGTCCGCAGTACCGGCACGCTCCGATAAATACCACGCTCTTCTCGTCACTCATAGCTTCTCCCTCACTTCCCGCAGGACGCCCACCAGCTCGTTCAGTCGCCGTCCCAACCAGTCCACCGCCGCGTCCATGCTCTCCGGCTCCTTCTCCACGTCGGCGTCTCCGTTCAGGCTGTCCCGCCCGAAGAGGCAGTCGTGGATGCTGTATGCCTGCTGGGTGGCCTCCGCTGTCATGTTCCGCAGGGCCTCCAGGCGCTCCCGCAGGTTGGGCTTCGGCGCGCTGGCCATGCAGGCGCACGCCTGGGCAGCGTCCTGGGCGCAGTTGGATAGGTCATTCATCTTTTCGTGTACGTACATTTTCGTCTCCTCCTCTATCTCTTTGGAATGAACATATCCCAGTGTGCGCAGTCGTCCCGGTCGAACCCCTCGGTGTAGTCGATGCTGAACTGGTCTCCGTCCGGCAGCAGCTCACAGCTCCCGTCCGACTTCTTGTGTCCGCAGTTGGCGCAGCAGTGCGGGACGTATCCCTCAATCGTCTCCCACCGCCGCTCCAGCTTCTCCACATACGCGGCCTCTGTGTGGACAAATTCCCGTATCCTCAACAGCACATCCTCCGGCGTGTGTCCGTCCCACTTCGGCGCGGTCTCCAGCTCCCGTACCCGGAACAGGTTCCAAAAGTCTCCCCGGCAGTGATAGGTGGCCTGGCCCTCCGGCGTGTCAATGCCCGCGATGAACCATCCCTTCTCCATGGTGCCGTCGAAGTGCTTCGCGGATTTCCAGGCCCGCCCAGGGAACAGGTTGCACAGCGCGGCGAACAGCTCCGTCCGGTGCCGGTACAGCTCGTTGAACGTGTGGTATCCGTCCGAAGTTTCCCCGGTTGCCTTCACGCTCCCGTCTTCGCCCACCTCCTTGATAGTTCCCAGGTGGATGCCCTCCGCAATTATCATCAGCCGGTCAATAGCATCCTCGTAGTCCTTTTCCAGGCGCTCCACGCAGTCCACCACGCCCTCGTCCCCGTATGGGCAGCCGTGGTGTTCCTCGGTGCTGCAGACGCGCATCCCGCACTTCCTTGCCAGCACGATGACCTCCCGCTCGGTCAATGGTTTCACCGTTCTTTCACCTCCTCCAGCATCCCGGCGTCCATCAATTCCTCAAATGTGAGCGTGTGGCACTCCCATCCATGCACCCGCTCTCCGCCGTCATCGTAGGTGTGCCAGTCGTCTCCCAGCCTCACCTTCCCGTAGGCGTAGGACAGGAACAGCCGGTGGAAGTAATCCCCCGCCCGGAAAATCAGGCCATAGTCCCGCACGCGGTGGTACTTGATGAACTCCACCCGGCGCATCGGCTCGATGTCCGGCCAGAACTTCTTGGCCAGGTTGTAGAACTTGGTCTTGTTGGCAGTCAGCCTATACTTCGCCATGCAGCTCGTCCTCCTCGTCCTCTTCCTCCAGCTCCTGCAGATACCGGCGTATGTTTGCCCGCACGATGCCGTCTGTGATGTCCGCCTGGATATTTGCCGCTGCCTCTTCCTTCCCGCGTATCCCTAAATGGAAGTAGGCGGTCAGGGCGTCGGCCCCGTCCTCGTCCGGCTCCTCCAGCAGGGCCACCAGGGCGATGCCGCCCACCTTGTAGCCGGATAAGTCCCGCATCGCCTGGGTCAGGAACTCCTGGTAGTCCCGCAGCGGTTCATCCGACACAACCATGAACTGGGCCATGCTACACCCCCTTCATAAAGCACGCCCAAAAGGTCGCACTACGTTTTCCGCTATGGTGTCCGAACAGTGGCTTTTTCCCGATTGCCTTCCATACCTTTTTTGCTTGTATGTCATACTCGCTCCACTTGAACACCAGCACACCATTTTCTTTCAGAACCCTCATGCACTCCCAAAATCCGTCATGAAGCATCTGCGGCCAATTCTCGTCCAGCTTCCCGTACTTCTTTACCAGCCAGGCCGTTTCTTTCGCACCCGTCAAGTGCGGTGGGTCGAATACTACAAGGTAAAATGAATCGTCAGGGAATGGAAGGTCTGTAAAATCGCACACTATGTCCGGCGCAATATCCAGTGTACAGTTTCCTGCATTTTTCCACAGGTTCTGAAACCTCTCTTCCCGTTTATCGCAATAGATCGCAGCTGGGTGCTCCTTGTTGAACCAGATGCTTCTCGCTCCACAGGTCGCGTCCAGGATTTTCTTTCTTTCCGTGTCCACCTTATCCAGCCCTTCCCATCACTCGGTCAAGCAGCCGCTCGTACATGGTTCGGATGGTCTCCAGCTCGCAGCGTGTGCGCTCCAGCTCCCGCTGCTCCGGTGTCGGTGCAGGAGTACCCCCCCGCAGATTTTCCGGTTCCGTCCCGCCGCCGATGTCCAGGGCCACCATGATGCCGATGTCCAGCCTCTGCATCTCCTGGGGCGTCAGGTGTCCCACGAAGTTGCCCAGTCTGGACTTGTCCACCGTGTAGATGTGCTCGCACATGGCCGTGCTCGGCCTGGGTGTGCTGCGGATGCAGACGTGCTCCGGCAGCTCCCGGTGCTGGGATGCGCTGCAGTAGACCACCTGGACAGTCTCCGCCGCCTCGTTGTGGTCATCCCGGCTCACGATGATACCTGGCCTGCTCTTCATCATCTCGTGGCCGGTCACGCCCTCGTCGTTGATTTCGATGTAATAGATGTCCCCGCGTTTCATGGTCTTCCTCCTCACTTCAGGCTTTTGGCCCATCTCGTCTTATTGCAGGTCGGGGCGTGGTCTTCCCTTGGCCTGCTTTTGCATGACCAGCTTCTTCCTGCTACCAGTGCCTCCTTCTCCCACCCGGCGGCCTTCAGGCTCGTGCCAGGCTCTTCTTCGAGAATATAGGTGATGATTTTTTCATACCCCATGGCAGCCGCAATCCTCGCGGCCCTCGCGTATAGGAAGCTGCAGGCGTTGTCCGCCCCGTCCGTACATAGTCGGATTACTTCGCAGGTCTTTCCGTCATCCAATGCTCTGGCCACTGGACGCCCTACCTGTGCAATTCCCACCAGCTTCCCATCCATCTGCGCTCCTACCCTGAACAGGTCTCCCCGTGCAGGCGGATGGTGCCGGTGCATTTCCTTTACAAATTCAGCCGCCCTCTTTTGCGTCACGGGTACAGCCTTTAACTTCCGCACTCTTCACGCCTCCCCGGCCCACTGCTCTGCCATGGCCCTCGCTATCCCCGGAAATGTTTTTGCTCTCCGTTTCGGGTCTCTGTTTGAATGTACCTTGTACCTGGTGTATATAGCCGGGTCTCTGTTCGCGCTGGTTGCCCCTACCCAAAGGCCCACCGGCTCCACCACCTTTGTCGGCTTCAGCTCCGGCAATCCCTTCAGCCACAGGAATGTCCTCTTTTTCCATGGGTCTCCAAACTGGTACGGCTCTATATGCTGTGTGTACCTCGGAAGCCCGAAGCATTTCATCTGCGCGGGGTTTTCTACCGCAATCCTTTCGCAGTCCGCCTCCAGAAACGCTCTGAAAAAGCGTGCAGCCTCTATCCCTTTCTCGTAGCGTTCCAGATCTTTGATGCTCCCGTCCTTGTTGAACAGTCGGACAGCTCCAGCCGAAGTCAGGTATGTGCACGGCGGAAACGCGATTATCATGTCCCACTTCATCTTCAGAAGCTCCAGGGCGTCCACTTGAAGGTGGTATTCAGGGTGCCCCCCCGCACGAAATTACGTCGCAGCTGTACGCTTCGTGTCCCAGCCGCCGCAGTTCATTTGCTACGGCCTGGCCTTCTTCGCACGCCACCAGGACACGCATCGCCTTCACCTCTCATACGGCGTCTCCAGCCTCCAGTCCCAGTCCGGGCCTCCCTCGAACTCCCGCCGGAAGTAGTTGTGCTGCCCGTCTCCCTGGAAGTAGCAGTAGTCCGCAGGCAGCACCCGGCCCACGTCGGTCTCTCCGCCCTTCTCCAGCTGCCAGCGCTCCAGCACGTCCATGGCCAGGTCATACAGCTCCGGCAGCACGGGGTGCTCCGGTGAGTATCCGATGAACTGGTGCTCCTGTGTCACCACGCCGATGATGTCGTCCGGCCACAGCCCGCTCTCGTCGTCCACCCGGTTCAGGATGCACCAGACCACCGCCGCCTGCTCCGTGGTGGAGCACCCCCGCGCTTCCCCGTACAGGGCCTTCGCTATGTACTCCGCCTCCTCGGCCAGGTCACTGGCCAACTGGCCGGTTGTGGTATCCGGCAGGGGAGAGGGGGAGATGGTGTTCAGCGTCACCACTGTATTCTGCTGCTCGGCCACCGGCTCCGGCAGCTGCCCCGGCTCCTTCGCCCCCAGGCAGACGCACAGCAGCGCGATGGCCAGCGCGGCGGTCAGCAGGCAGTGAACGCCCTGTATGATGCGCCCCCGGCGCTTCCGGCGGGCAGCCTCTTCCTGCATCCGCCGCCACATCCGGTTCCCGTGAATCGTCACGGTGTATTCTTTCTGCGTCATTGTCCTGCCCTCCTCAATAGGCCGGGCCGCCATATCCATCCTGGGGCGGCCAGCCTCCATACCCAGGCTCCTGGGCGTACCGTTCTTTCTCTTTGGAATCCGCGAAGTAGATGTTCTCCACCACGATTTCCGTGGACTTCCGCTTCTGGTCGTGCTTATCCGTCCAGCTCCTGGTCTGGATGCGGCCCTCCGCCACAGCCATGCGGCCCTTTGTGAAATACTTGGCCACCAGCTCCGCCGTCCCGCTCCAGGCCACCAGGTCGATGAAGTCGGTCTCCCGATCTCCATTCTGTCCCTTGAAGTCCCGCTCGACGGCCAGGGTGAAGCTGGCAACAGCCGTTCCGCTCTGCGTCCGCCGAAGCTCCGGGTCAGCTGTGAACCGGCCCATGATGACCGTCCTATTCAGCATCGCCCTGGCCCTCCTTGGTCTCCTTCATCAGGGCGTCGTGGAACGCCTCCAGCCTGGCCATGTCGTGGGTCAGCGGGTGAAGCAGCCGCCCGTACTGGATGGCAGCGAAGGGCGTGATTTCCTTGCACACCTTGTTGATGAAGGCGTTCATAGCCGTCCTCATGGTGATGATGCACTGCTCCGGCGTCTGCTCCGCCAGCAGCGTGTTCAGGGCTTCAGCCTGCTCTGTCGTCAGCTTTTCCATGCCGTTTTCTCCTTCCGTCACCCGTTGGCTTCAACTTCCCCTTGTTCCTGCGCGCCAGCGCGGCATCCAGGCGGGCCTTGTCGGGGTCATAGATGAACCGCCCGTTCTCGTCCAGCTCGTTCGTCAGGCCCCGGTTGATTTCCCGGTACACGCTGGTCTCATGGAGGCCAACCTCCGCCGCGATTTCCGGCACCCGGCAGCCCGCCCGGTACATTTCCGCGATGGTGCCCCGCATGGTGTCGTCCATCAGCCGGTACTTCATCCCCGCTCCCTCCCTTCATTCCTTGGATTTTTGGATAAAAAAATATCGCAAGAAGGTGTTAAACCTTTCTTGCGATATATTTTACAGGCTGCCCATGAAAAAAGCAATACCTATCGCAAGATTTTTTGAAAAAATTTTTGTCAGGAGATTTCGGCCAAAAAGTTATCAAAAGCGCGGGCAGCCGTAGTCCCTCCCAGGACTTTCCTGGGATAGTTATTCATCCATCCCGCCGCCGCGATGATTTCCTCGTCCGGCACCAGATCGAAGTCCGTCCCCTTCGGGAAGATGCGCCGCAGCATCTTGTTCAGGTTCTCGTTGGTGCCCCGCTCGTATGAGCTGTACGGATGGCAGTAGTAAACCTTTGTCCGCTTCCCTCCGAAGATGGAACGCTCGATACCGGCGCAGTCCTGGAACTCGCTCCCGTTGTCCACGGTGATGCTCTTGAACACCAGGGGGAACCTGTCGCCCAGTCGGCGCTCCAGCGCGTCCAGTTGCGCCACCACGTTCTCCATCTTCGCCCCCATGATGGGCAGGGTAATTTCATTCCGGGTCTTCCGCTCGCTCATGGTCAGCACGCACTTCTTGGTCTTCTGCTTCCCCTTCACGGTATCCATCTCCCAGTGTCCCGGCTCCTCCCGCCGGTTGATATGCTCCGGCCTCTGCTCGATGTTCTCCCCCTTCTGGTCTCTCGCCGGGCGAATGTGGTTGTACTGCCGCTTCCGTCTCCCTCTTTCGGGCAGGTGCTTGCTCGTCACCCGCAGGAACACGTTCCCGCTGTTGACGTAGTTGTAGATGGTCTTCTCACAGATGGTCGTGTCGAACTCCAGGCCCTGCTCCCGGATTTCCATGATGATGGCCGCCGGGGAATAGTGCTCGTCCGCGATTTTGCGCTCGATGAAGTCAGCCAGGGCAAAGTCCTTCCCCAGCTTGATGGGCCGCCCCTTGGCGGTCTTGTTCAGCTCATACTGCTCCTGGGCCTTGTCCGCGCTGTACCGCTCCTCGTATGTCCAGTCGCTCCGCTTGTGCTGGTAGGTGACACCCTTCCGCTTCAGCTCCCGGTACACGGTGGTGTAATGCACATGGATGGCGTCGGCGATGGCCTGGATGCCGTAGCCCTCGTTGTTCATCTTCTCAATCTTTATCCGGTTGGTATAGGTCAAGTGGCTGAACTTCGTCGGCTTTTTCTCTTTCTTCGCCTTCTTCATGTGCGCGCCCTCTCTTTCTGCTTCTTGCTTTTTGTTGCGTTTTATTCTAAAGCTGATTAACGCAGGAAGTCAAGCCCGTTTATAGCGAAGCACCCCCTACCGCGAGTAGGGGGTGCTCTTTTATTCTTTTCCCAGCAGCCAGTCCGTGGTCACGCCCAGGGCAGCGGCCAGCAGTGGAAGCTCGAAGTCCGGCACCAGGCGTTTCCCGGTCTCAATCCGGCTCACGGCCATTTGCCCCATCTGAAGCCCGGCCAGCTGCATCCGCACCGCCAGCTCCTCCTGGGACATCCCCGCCTTCACTCTGGCCTCCCGTATCCGTGGGCCGGAGATATTGCATTTTCCGTCCAGCGTGTATAGCCGCACCCTTGCATCGCCTCCGTTACTCACCTTTCGCATATTCTGCATTGACGATACCACGGAGACGTGATATTTTTATAAAAAAGATGATTAAGCGCAAGAAAAAGCAAGGAGGATTTTCCATGAAGTGGCTCGTCCGGGGTGTTGCCCTGCTCATTACCTGCTCCATCTACACGCTGCTGCAGTACGCGGACTTCCTTTTCCTCGGCGGAATCGGCGCGGGGCTTCTCACCATCGCCCTGTTTGGCCTCGGCGTCTGGTTCATCCCCAACCGTATCATCAGGCACATAGAGAAAAAGAAGGCCGCTCCGCCTCCGCCGCCTCCCAGGGAGGCCCACGTCCGCAGGGAAACGCTGTATAACTTCACCGTGGACGGTCAAAGCATCTGCATACCGGAAAGTCAGCTCGCCTCCTTTCAGGCGGCCCAGGAGCGCATCCAGGCAGAACAGGCCGACGCTCTTCCGCCGGAACCGGAACCAGAACCAGCGCCCGCCGCCGATCTAAAACCGGAACCGAAGCGCCGCCCTATTCCGTCCTTCGACAAGGTTGGGTATCAGCTCGGCATCGTCGTGCTTGCCACTCTTGCGCTGCTGTCCTTCATTGGCTCCGCGTCCTCCCGCAGTGATCTGGAAAAGATGGAGGACACCATCGAAGAGCTGGAGTATGAATTAGGCAATTCCTATGAGGAAGGCTATTCTTCCGGGCGTTCCGAAGGCTTCGACGAAGGATACACCGCAGGCGTTGGTGATTATGCTCCAGAGGTCGGCTTCTTCCGGCAAAATGCCTGCATCGTCACAACGTCTGGTAGCAAGTATCACCACTGGGGATGCTACCACATCGCAGGCCGGGACTTCAACATTCTCAACACCGCCCTCGCTGAAAGCTATGGGTATGAACCGTGTCAAGACTGCTGGGAAGATGGCCTCTTGATAGATTGGAACGGATAGAGAAACACCCGCACCTGGAGAACCTGGTGCGGGTGTTTCTCTTTAGTTCCAGTTCATCAGGCCATTCTGCTCCAGCTCCTCCGCCGTTGGCAGCGTGATGCCGCCGCTCCAGTCCATCAGTCCACCGTCGTCCTCGTCTTCTGCGTTCAGGGCGTCGTAGACCTGCTGGCTCACGCTCACGCTGTACGGATTGCTGGACGGCTTCCAGCTCTTGTTCTGCATCTGCCACAGGGCGGCCCGCTGCTCCGTCGTCAGGGGGAGAGAATCCAGTGCCGCTCGTACCTCTTCCTGCTTGAAGCTGCCGTTTCCGTCCGCATCGTAGAGGGGTAGCGCCTGCTTGTAGGAGACGTAGGCCCTGGGTGTGACACCCTGCAGGCTTCCCACGCGCAGCTTCTCATACTCGGTCTCCGGCATCAGCTCTCCCATGGCGGTCATCTGCTCGCTTTCCGTCAGATCTGAATTGACCACCGCCTGGTACTTCTGCAGGCTCGTCACCTGGTCTTCTCCCTCCGGCGGTTCCAGGCTGTCCAGGGCCTCATTCAGATCGTAGGCGCTCTGGTCATCCAGGCCCGCCGCCGCGAACTTCTCGTAGTATCCGCCGCTCTGCGGGATTTGGCTGTAATAGGTGAAGGCGTCCTTCACCACAGCCGCCTGCTCCTCGGTCAGGCCCTGTCCGTTCACCCAGCGGGCAAACTCCACAGCCTTCTCCCCGGAGCTGTCGAACTCCTCATTGATGGTGCTGTACTCATTCTGTGCCTCCAGGAACTGGTCAAAGGTCAGCCCAGCCTCCTGGAAGGCGGCGATGTCCTCGGCCCGGCTGCTCACATAGCTGCCGTCGTCCTGTTTCTCTCCGAAGGTGTAGTTGTAAAGCCGGATTTGCTCGTCCTCGGACAACGCCGCGCCCGCGATGGCGTCCCGTTTGGCGTTGGATGCCGCCGCGCCCTTCAGCGCCCCGGCGTCCTTGATGCCCAGCAACGCCGTGGTGACTTCGCCCATATCAGCGTCCATGTCTGCCAGCTCGTCCATCAGCTCCCGCTCCCGGTCACTGGCCATGAGGCCGTAGTAGACGATGCTCTTCCCGTCGCCGGAGATGTCGGCCTCCTGCAGCAGCCTGCGCTCCTGGGCGGCTTCGCTCTCCGTTTCCGTCTTCTCTACGCCCCGCAGCTGCTCCAGCAGTGCATAGGCTTCCTCGCCCGGCACGCCCGCCTCCAGCAGTCCCTGGTACACGGCGGTCTGCTTCGCACCCAGGGTATCAAACCCGCCTTCAATCCAGTCCCGGCCCGTAGGCAGGGAAGTACGCCCGAAGGTGGATGCCAGCACCGCGTTCCCGACGGCCTGGCCGGGCGTGTCGTTGTAGATGGGATACTGCAGCTCCTGCTCTCCCTCCGCATTGACGGAATAGCTTCCGCCCTGGATGACGCCCTCGATGCCCTCGTAGATTTTCTTCAGCTGGCCGCCTCCAAAGGGAAGCGCCAGGTACACCAGGGGCTTCTCCAGCAGCTCGTCCCGCACCTCCTGCAGGCGTTTCTCCGCGCTCCAGTCCTCATTGGTCAGTGCGTTCCACAGGTTCCCCAGGTTGGGAATGGCGCTGCTGATGGGCACACGCCCGCCGCCCAGCACGCCGCCGATAAAGGGCAGCGTCTCCGCGACGGTTCCGGCCAGGTTGGCCCCGGCCTCGGAAAGCCCAGTCTGCTCCACCTCGAAGGAGGGCAGGTTCCCGCTGACGGCACCAACGCCCAGCTCCACCAGGTTTGGCAGCTCGTAGCCGGTCAGGTCTCCCACCGTATCGTTCAGGATGCCGATGGGGTCAAGGGCCGGTCTGCGTCCGATCACGTACTCATACACCTCGTCGAACAGCCACGCCCCCAGGAAGAACTTCAGCAGCGCCGCCGCCAGGGCCGCGATGCCCTTGTCCTTCACGTCCTTTGGCATATCCTTGAAGAGGTAGCTCAACTGGTTGTTGACCTCCAGCTGGAACTGGGTGAACACCTTCGTGATGGGGTTGCTCCGGTTGAAGAGCGTGGGGGTGGAACCCTTGCTCCGATCTGCCATGACACCGGCCACCCAGGCGTCCGCCTCGCTCATGGCCGCGTCCTCGCTCATGTTCTTGCCCAGGTTCTGCCGGTATCTTGCCCGCACCAGGCTGTCGGCCACAAAGTGGTCGATGTACTCCATGGGCCTGGACGCCGTGGCGGATGCCTTCTGTGCCCAGGTACGCACCAGCGGGTCGCTGCCGCGCCGGTTGGTCAGGAAGCTGCTCTTGTCCACGATGCCGTCGTCCACCTTGTAGGCTTTCAGGGTATCCCACATTCCCTTCAGCAGCATCCCTCTGTCCAGCAGCGCGCCGCCCTGGGTCAGGGGGATAAAGTTGGTCAGCCAGCTGGCCGGGTTCACGGCCACCATGTTGGCGGCCACGCGGCCCTCCAGCGCCTTCACCAGATTGTACATATTTCGCCCCAGGGCCTGCTCCATGTTCCGATCTGCCCGGCTCTTCTTATTGGCCAACAGGTTGGTGTACTCCTCCAACTCCACCACGAAGTTGGACAGGGCAAAACGGCCCGTCTCGTAGATTTTCTCGATGCGGTTCTGCTTGTCCTCTTCCGTCAGGTTGGGGTTGGCCCGTACCTCGTCCACCTGCTTGCGGATGCCCTCGTCCCCGGTTCTGTACCTCGCCTGGGATGCCAGCGCCCGCAGTCGCTGGATGTTGTCGGTCTGGTGGATAACATCGGCCACGCCCTCGATGTAGCGGTCGAAGCCCTCCACCGCGTCGTATGCCGTGTTGAACCCCAGGCGCTCCTGGGCGTTCCCGAACCACCGGATGCCTGGGCGGAAGGTGTGTGTCAGCCCGTTGATGGTGGTGGGCAGGGCCGTCACCTCCGTGTCGATGCCCAGGGCCTTTCCGAACTGGGCCAGGATGCCGTCCCCGTTGCCCGGCTGGAAGTGCGGGAAGTACCCGCTCCGGTAATTCACCGGCTCGTAACCGTTGCGCACCCGCACCTCGTTCATCTGCTGGAACAACTCGTCGTAGATGGTGCGGAACTGGGCCACAGCCGCCCGGATTTTCTCCGCGTCCAGGTTCGGGTTCTCCTCCCACAGGTCGTTCACGATGCCGCGCCAGTCCTCCAGGCTCTTCCCGTCCCGCTCCTTCAGGCGGCCACGGCTCTGCTCCAGGATGCGGATGTTATCCTCCGCCTCTCCCAGCAGCTGCACCGCGTGGGCCTCGGATACCGTGTTGCCCTTGGCCACGTTTCGGGACAGGTTCAGATCCCGCACCCGGTCTCTGTACTGGTTCTTCATCCGGTTGGCCGCAGCAGCTGCATCATGCACCGGCGTGAAGTAGGTCTGGTTGATTTCCTCGGCCAGGGTTGCGTCCTTCACGATGTCCCGGATGTTCCGCTCCATGGTCTCCCTGGAGTACAGGATGCCCGCCTTCTTGTCCTTCCAGTCGTTGGCCGTCTGCAGGTAGCGGTCAGCCTGCTGCCGCAGCGCGGCCTTCCGGCTCTGGTTCCACTGCCGGATAAGCCTGGTCAGGCGCTCGTACTCCAGCTTCGCCTGGTACACCTCCCGGATGCCCTTCACATTGTCCGTCTTCTCGTTCAGGTGCTCCAGCTCAATCTCGCCCCGCAGCAGCCTGCCCACCTGCACCTGGTCGTGCTGGGTCAGCAGGTTCCGGGCCGCCGTCTTCTCGTAGGTGCGCCGGGCCTGCTTCAGCTGTCCCCACATCTGCGTGACTTCCTCCTGGGTGGTGGGAGGTGCCGCCGTTGTGGCCTGGGTCTCCCGCTCCTGAACGTAGCGCCGGACGCGGTTCAGCTCGCTCAAAGCGTCGTTCACGGCAGCCTCGAAGTCATGCCGCGCCCACCGGCGGAACTCCGCCGCCTCCGGGCCGTAGTATTCGTCCAGGTTCCGCTCCACCACCTGGAAGGACTGTGCCACGTCCGCGATATGCTGGAGCTGGTCGGACGGGTTGCTCTGCCGCTCTTCACTGAAGAACTCCGGCCACATACTCTCCAGCTCCTGGTACACCCGGTCAATGTTCGTCCCGCCCTCGGTGCCGATGTTCAGCCGCCCGAAGTTGCTCTTGCGGAAGTCGTTGAAGTCCGCGATGTCCGCGCTGTCCTCCGGGGAGATGGTCAGCTTCACCGTCCGCAGGTAGTTGCGCAGCTCCTCGTACTGGTCATAGAACTCCCGATCTACCACCACGCCCTCGTCATAGGCGCGGTCAAACAGCTCGTTGATGGTCTCGCCAGATACGCGGCCCTCCCGCAGGTACTCCAGGGATATTTCCCGCACGATGTCCCGCAGGTACTCCCGCTGCGCATAGCGCGGCACGCTCAACAGGTTGCCCACCTTGGCCGTCAGGTAGCTCTCCGCCCGGCGCAGGTACTGCTGGGCCTTCACCGGCATGGTGCCGATGATGTCCCTGCTCTCTTCCTCCGCCGCCGTGGGAAGCTGTGCTTCCTCCTCCACGCTGTACTGCCGCCCGTAGTCCGTGGGCCACTCGTCCGCGTCCTCCCGCGTCCACCACTGCCATTGCTGGCTGGTCTGTGTCCCGTACCGCTGGTTGATGTACGGCTCCACCTGGGCATGAACCGCCTGGTCTGCCCTCCAGTAATACTCATTTCCCTGCCGGTCATAGGTGTGCCGCAGCACCGGCTCCCCGGTGCCCCACAGCCAGGGGTAGTCCTGGTACGCCTCGTCCCGCATCTGCTGGTATTCCTGGTCGGTTGGGTTGCGCACCACTTCCACGCCGCGCGGTGTAGTGAACACCCGCTCGTCCTCCTGGGTGTCCCGCCGCTCCTGTTCGGTGTCCGTCTCTTCGCTGATGGAGAACTTCGCGCCCTCCACGCTGTTCACGGCCTCCATGCGGCGCTGTGTGTCCCCCTCCGGGTAGGTAATGGTGGGCACGCCTGCACCCTCCAGCTCGGCGCGCAGCTCCGCGTCCATGGTGTCCGGCACCACCGCCGCCAGGATTTCATCCAGCGGCACCGCCCGCTGGGGCTTTGCCTCGAAGTATCCCGTGGGCACGTTGGCCGCCTGGTTGAACAGGTCAACGATTTGCTGGGCCAGCTCCCGGCTGATGGTATAATCCTCCTTGCGGAAGGCCCTCTGCACCGCCGCCGGTGTATGGCGTCCTCTGGCCGCGTCAATCAGAACGCTGCCGATGATGTCGGCCTCTTCCCATCGGTTGCTGCTGTGCGCTTCATTGGCGCTCTGCACCGCCTCGATAACCTGGTTGATGCCGTCGTCCACGTCCTTCAGCATCGCGTCATACTCCTCCTGGGACAGGTTCTGCAGGCGGCCCTCGTCCGCGTGGATTTCCTCCACGTTTCGGTACTCCGGCGTGGAGACGGCCTGCAGGCCCTTTGCCGTCGCGCCCCACAGGCCCTCGCCCCTGGCCTCCTGGGTGGTGCTCATGGCCTTCACCAGGTTCTCCAGGGTGTAGGGGTAGTGCAGCTGCTGGAAGCTCCGGCTCCGTCCATCGGACGTGAATGGGTCTCTGCCGTTGTAGATGCCCGGCTCACCGAGCAGCCCGTCCAGCTGCTGCCGCGTCCAGTCTGCCACGGCCCGCTTGTCCACCGCCGCCTGGAGGGCGTCCCTGGTGGCGTAGAAGTCCACCTCGTCCGTTGTGGCTCCGCCGTCCTGCAGGTACTCCCAGGCGTGCTGTGCAAACCGCTCCACGCGCTCGTCCGTCACCTTGTTCAGGCGCATCTCGATGCGCTGGGGGGACGTATTGAACCCGCCCCGCGCCTGCATGGCCTGCCGGATGAACTCCTTGGCGGCCCGGATTTCCTCCTCCGTCATGGTGCCTCCTGCGTCGATGCGGGCCACGATGTCCGCCAGCTCCTGGATGTCCATGCTTTCGGCATACCGCTGCAGGGTGTCGTTCCCGTAGCTGTCGAACTGTTTGGCCTTCATCACCGGCTCCACATTCTGGCCCTGCTCGGCCAGGTACGCCGCCTGCACCGCGTTGTTGTCTGCCAGCTGCCGGACGATTTCCCCCATGTCCAGGTGGGTGCCGTCCCCGGTAAAGCCCAGGGAACCCAGGACGCCGCCCCGGCTGAAGGTTCCGCCCGCCACGTTGGCGGAAAGCTGCTCCACCCGGTCTTCAAAGGCACGTTGTACCTGATAGTTGATGGGATAGTCCACCCTGGGCGCGGTAGGCGTCCAGGCGTCGCCTCCGTAGACGCGGTTCCGGCTGTCCGCCTGGGGGTCGATGGTGTCCTTCCCGAATACCATCGTGATTTCCCCGTAGTTGTCATGCTGCATCTGATCGCGGATGACGGCGATGGACGGCATGGGGAACCCGCCCAGGCGCAGCGTACTGCGCAGCTTGTCCTCCGTCAGGTTGTGCAGGGCCAGCAGGTCACGGGTCTGCTCCACCGGCTCGCTCATAGAGAACTTCCGCTTCTCCGGCAGGGCATCCCACATCCCGTACTCGCTGCCCAGCTCCTGCAGGGTCTCAGCAAACACCGTCCGCTCGTCCCCGGTGTTCGGCATGGCCTGTCGCCGCTGCTCCGGCGTCATCTGCCGCCTGGCAGTCACGTCCCGCGCCTCGATTTCCCCGGCGGTGTTCTCGTACATATCGAAGCTGTTGCCCCACTCTCCGTCTCCCAGGTTGTTCAGCATCCGCAGTTGGTTCTCGTAGTTTGCCAGCTCCTCCTCGCACTGGGCAATTTCCGCCGCGAAGGGGGAATCTTTCTTGAACTCCTCCAGGGCCTTCCAGTGCTCGTCCAGGGTGATTTCCCCGGATACCACCCGGTTCATGCTCTCCCGGACGTACTCCGGGTAGCCGATGTCCTGCAGCCACAGGTCAAGGTTCTGCCGCGCTCCTGCCACTGTGTCGATAACCTGCTGCCGCACTGCCTGCCAGCCCTCCGGGCTTGCCCCGCCGGTGAAGCCCTCGGCCCGCTGGATGGCGTGCTGGATTTCATGCACCAGCGTGTCCTCCGGTGCGCTGCGCAGGCTCTCGTCCAGAACGATGTCCTGGCCGTCGAAGGTGCCCCGTGTCCCCTCCGGCAGGCGCGTGAACCGCAGGCCCGCCTGCCGCAGTTGGGGATAGTTTTGATAAAGCTCGTCATGGCGCACAAAGTCAGGCAGCCGCAGCGTCTGCTGCTCCTCCGCCCGGCCAGCGCCGTGGCCCTCTTCCAGCAGCTGCCGCAGCTCGTTCTGCTCGTCCATGGTAATGCTGCCGTCGATGAACTTTCCCTCCAGCTCCCGGAAGCGGGCAAACTCCGCCCGGTCTTCCCGCCGCAGGTCTCCCCACCGGCTGTACTCCATGCCGCTGTCGTCGATTTCAAAACGCCACTTTCCGTCCGCGCCGGTGTACCAGCCGGTCTCCCGGAAGATGGTGTCCATGGCCACGCCCTGCCGTTCCAGCTCCTGGGCGCGGTTCAGCGCGTCCAGATCGGCGGCGTTGGCGTTCCGCCCGCCGAAGCTGTACTGCCGTCCGCCGCCGTCCTCCTGCTGCTGGGTGGTGTCTACCACCTGGTCAAAGGGCACGCCCTGCAGATTGACAGTGCTGTTCCGGTATGCTATACTCCCCATAGAACCACTACGCAGAAGCGGTCGGGACGTTATTGTAAGCCCGATTGAGCGAAGAAGCGGAGCGGTTCTTTTTTCGTCCGCGTACATGACCTCGCTCCGCCGCACGAAGTTGGCCGCACCGCTGTCCTTCGTGTAGGCGCTGTTCACCTTCTGCATATCGTCGATTGCCAAGCCGTTTTCCACAGGGCGCAAGTCCAGAACGGCCAGCACCGGCTGCCCATTCTCCGCCCGCACGGTTCCGAAAAGAACCAGGCGGGTGTTTTCCGTTCTGGCCCCCGCGCCCAGGCTCTTCAGCACCAGCACTGGGTCATCCAGGATTTCAGGGATGCGCTTGATTTCCGCCAGTGTCATCTCCGGGTGCTGCTGCAGGATGGCGTTCACTTTCTCGCTTCGCAGGTAGATGTCCTGCTCCATGGCCCCCAGGCCCTGCAGCACGTCCCCGGTGGAACCCAGGATGAATACCTCGCCGTCCTTCCTGCCCCGGGCGTCCCATTCGTCGATGTCCCGCTCGTAGTTCTCGTCGATGCTGTACTGCTCCAGCATCTCCTCTCCGGCCAGGCCCTCTTCCTCCATGATGGCATCCAGGGCCGCGTCGAACTCCTCCTCGGTGATGCGCCCGGCGGCATAGTCCTCCCGCAGGCCCTCCAGGGCGTCCTGGGCTTCGCTCCTGCGGCGCTGGGCCTCCGGGTCAGGCTCGGACACCGGCTGCCTCCTCCGCCCCTCCTGGGCCGTTTGGGCAGCCTCCGGCGCGGCCCGCCGGGTCTCCTCGGCTGGCCGTGTCTGCTGGGCCTGTTGTTCCTGCACCTGGGCCGTCCCGCCGCCCTCCATAACGGGCGGGCCGGTGGTCTGCTGGGTGCTCTGCCTGGCAGCGGGCGCCGCCTGCTGCGTCTGCTGGTTGAAGCTGGTCTGCGTCTGCTGCAGGGCGCGGGCGTAGGTATCCCGTGCCTGGGTGAGGAAGGCCCGCTCCTGGGCGCTGGCGTTGCCCAGTTTGGCCAGCAGCTCGTTCAGCCAGGACAGGATGCGCTGGCCCAGGCTCCGGTTCTGCTGCGTCAGCTCCCGGATGCTCTGCTCGTCCGTCAGCAGATACCGCTCCACGTACTGGGCAACGATTTCCTGGTCAATTTCCTCCTGGCTGGCCAGCTGCGCCCCTCTACTGGCGTACAGCTCCGCCTTCTGCCGCCGCAGTTGCTCCAGGTTGCCGCCGGTCTGCTGGATGCGGTTCAGCACCAGATCGGAGAGGGCGGTGTAGGCGTCGGCCAGCTCCACACTGTGGGTCAGCTCGTGGCTGATGATTTGCGCCACAGGGTTCCGGCTCCGGCTGTTGACGTATATGGTGTCCTCGCCCCGGACATAGTAACCGTTGGCCCCTCTGGATGCGTCCTGCCTGGTGTTCCCGTCATAGAAGCGGATATTTCGGCCCAGGATGTCGGAGAGGCGCTGTGCAGTCTGGATGGTCTCCTCCCGCACTCCCGCCTGGATGCCGCTGCGCTCCAGGTCTGTGCTGGCCCGCTCCATGCGCCGTTGCACCTCCAGCTGCTCCGCCGTGGGCAGCGTCCCCGGTTCGGTGGTTGTGTCCACCGCAGTGTCTGTCTGCACCTCCGCCGCCTGCTGGTTCTGGTTCTCCATGTCTTCGGCGGTAGGCAGCACGACGCCCTCCGTCTGCACGCCGGTGTCACTCCCGGTTTCCACATCGGTCTCCGTGTTGGGGGAGAAGTTGTTGATGGCCTGCTTCACCGCCTCCCGGCGCTGCTGCTGGTTCATGCCGTCTGTCAGGTTCAGTCCCGCCTGGGCGGTGAGTATATTAACCGCGTTGGTGTTCTCCAGGATGCTCCTGGCGGTTCCGTTCCGCACGCTGCCGTGCTCGTCCAGCTCCTGGCGTGCCCGCTGCAGCAGCTCCTCGCCCTGCTGCTCGGCGTCAATGGCCCGGATGTTTGCCCGGTACAGGCTCCCCAGCTGATAGGTGCCCGGCGTCTTTCCCTGCTCCATCTGCTGCTGCAGTTGCACCGCCTGCTGGTAGCTCCGGGTGGACGGGTCACTGGCCAGGCCCTCTTGGATGATGGCCTGCAGGTCACTCTGCTCCAGGTTCATGCGGTTCAGTGCCCGCCCGGTGTTGTATGTGGATACCGCGTTGCCCACGCTGGCCCCGCCGGACATGACGCCGCCGGAGATAGCTCCGCCCAGGAAGTCCAGGCCCATCTGCGCCGCCTGGTCTGCCACGGCCTTGCCCATGGCCTCCTCCTTCGTCATGCCCTGTTCCATGTAGGCGTCGATGGAGGTCTGCCACTCGCTCTTGTCCTTTGCGATCAGAATGTCCGCGAACAGGTTGATGGTGTCGCTGGCCACTTCCTCGCTGCCCTCGGTGAAGGCGTTGCCCAGGATGTACCGCAGCGCGCCCTGTTCCCAGTTGGTGTTGAAGAGCTTGTCCAGGCTCACCTTCTCGGTGATGATTTCCGCCGCGCCCGCGATGGTGCCCAGGGCAAACGCCTGGTCGTCGGATAGGCCCCGGTCTTTGGCGTCGATGGTGGTATCTGCCGCCGCGCCGGTGCCCATGATGGCCAGCGCCACCGCCTGGTTCCCGCCGGACACCGCCGTGTTGAACAGGAAGTCCGCCATGCTCATGCCGGTGTTATAGGCGAAGCTGCCCACGCCGCCCCACTTGTCCTCCACGATGCCGGTCACTTCATCCCGGATGGCGCTGTTCATGTAGCTGAACTTGTTATACCCGGCGTTCTGGTCGATTTCCCTGTCCTCCAGGTAGTCCGCCGCCTGCCCCAGGTAGCTCAACCCCTTCAAGGGGGAGGTAATGACGCTGAACACAGAGGAGGCCACGGGGCTTTCCCTGGCATACTCCGCCCATGCCTGCTCGTCCGCCTGGCGCTGCCGGTAATTCAAGTCTCCCGTCAGGTAGTCGATGTAGCCGTAGGCGGTGCTGTGCTCGGTATCTCCCCGCGCAGTGTCCTGGGCGTACAGGTAGTTGAAGATGGCGATTTCCTCGTCGGTCATCTGCTTCCGCTCGCTGTTGTCCAGGCCCAGGAAGGAGGCGTTGGTCTGGATGTCGTTCACCATCTGATGGCCCATGGCCTCCTCGTTGCGGTTGATGATGTCGTAGTTAATGTCGTCGAAGCCGGTCTCGGTGTACATTCCAGACCAGGCGTTGAATTTCGGCTCCTGGCCGTTGGCAGTGCTCCGGTACTGGCTCAACTCCGCGAAGTCCTCCGCCTGTGTCAGATCGGCGTAGTGGAAATACTGTGACCACTCCAGCTCCTCCTGCAGCAGCGTCTTTGTGGCCTCCAGGTCTTCCACCTGGGCGTCGTAGGCTGCGGCCTGCTCCGGGTTGCTCCGCTTCACCCGCTTGCTCTCCGTCTTCAGCTCCTCGATTTGCGCGTCCGTGTTCACGATGTCCTGTTGGATGGCGTCCTGGCTGCGGATGGTGTTCCTCCAGGCGCTGTACTGCTCCTGCTGGCTGCCCACGTACTGGTTGTATGCCTCCGCCGCCTGGTTGTAGCTGTTCAGCAGCGGCTCGTACTCGCTGTACAGGGTGTTGAAGGTATCCGCCGCCGCGCTGTACTCCTGGTTCGCCCGCTCGTAGTTGGCGGAAGCCCGCTCGAACAGGCTCCCCCAGGTGGGGTCTTGGTTCTGCAGGTAGGTCTCGTAGATGCTCTGCGCCTGCTGTCCGTAGAACTGGGCGCTCTTCTCCAGCTCCGTCATGGCACTGTATGCGCCCTCCAGCTCGGTCTTCTTGGCGTTCATGGCGCTCTGTGCCGTCCGGGCCGCGCTCTCCAGGCGCTGGCTCTCCGCGCCGAAGTCCGGCATGGAGTAGAAGCCCCCCGCCGTCGTCCGCCGCTGGGTGGTGGTGGCCGTCCGGCTGCCGCCGCTGTCCCGGTTGAAGCGGTTCTGGAAAAGGCTCGAAGCGGAGGGGGTGGTGCTCACCCCGCTCCGCTGCGTGTCCGTCAGCCCCCGGAAGCTCTGCGGAAGCTGCACGCCGGTGGCCCGCTCCACCGTCTCGCCGCTCCTGGCCCGGTCAATCGCCTGGCTCAATACGCTCCCGCCGCCCGTCCGGCTGCTGGTCTGTGTGGTTTTGGTGCTGCTGGTTCCCTGGGTTCCGGTGGGCCGCCCCGCCTTCTGCAAGCTGGTGCTTCCGCCGGTCTGTCCCGTTGCCCGGTTCCGGTTGGCGTCGATTGCGTCGCTCAATCTGCTCATGGTCTCTCCTCCTTACGGCGTGGGCAGGAAGGGGGCCAGTGTCAGCCCGCCCGCCGTGCTCCGGTTGTTCTTGTAGTTGTTGGCATTGTATCCCGGCATCCAGCGCACGCTTAAATTCCCGTTGCTGTCCGTGTATGCCTCCACCTTGCCCTGCTCCACCAGTTGCTCCACCGTCTGGTAACTGATGGGGCCGATGCCCAGCTGCAGCACAGAGTTGGTGTTCAGGTCACTCAAACTGTACCCGCTGTCTCCGCCGGAGCTGCTGCTGTCTCCGCCGCTGCTCCCGCCGCCAGAACCGGCATAGGTGTATCCGGCTGCCCGTAGGGTGTCCTCTCCGTATGCGGCCACCAGTGCGTTCCAGTCGGCCTCGCTGGTCACGCGGCCCTGGTTGGCATTGGCCCGCTGCATGGCCGCGCTGGCTGCGCTGGCCGCGCTTGTCCCGCCGCTTCCCCCGGTACTGCCGGAACTCCCGCTTCCTCTTCCGCCGGAACTCCCGCCGCCGGAAGAGCTTCTGCTGGTGCTCCCGCTGGCCGTCCGGTTGAAGTTGGCCAGGTTCTGTGCGCTGGGATTGATGCCCAGGGCCTCCAGGCCGGAGAAGTCGCCGTACTCTGCCGCCAGCAGCGCCAGGGTATACTGCCGCTCGAAGTCCGCCGGGTTGTTGCTGGTGTCGATGCCCATGTCCTGTAGGAAAGAGTAGTCCCCGAACTCCGCCGCCCGCAGGGCGTTGTCGATGTCCTCCTGCCGCTCCCTGGTCTGGCTGTCGATTTCATCCAGCAGTTGGCCGTAGTTGAACTCCCGATCTGTGTTGAACTGCTGCAGCTCGTTCAGGTACTTCGTGTAGTCCAGTTGTTCCAGGCCCTGGGCGGTCTGCAGCTGGTCTTTGGTCATGTTGTACTCGTCCAGCCAGGCGTTGTAGTCGAAGGCCCGGTCAGTGTTGAACTGGTTCAGCTCGTTGAGGTACTTGTCGTAGTCGCTCTGCTCCGCGCCCTGCACCACGCCCAGGTCACTCAGCTGCATATTGTAGTCGTTCAGGTACTGGTTGTAGGCCAGCTGGTACAGCTCCGGGATTTTATCCGTCATCTGCGCCGCGTAGTAGTTGCCCGCCTGGGCTGCCGCCGTGGTGGCATAGGAGGAGGGGATGCCCCCGCTGGCCGCTGCCGCCGCGCCCAGGGTATCCGCCGTGGCCCGCTGCCCCTCCCGCGTGTACTGCTTCCGGTAGTTCTGGTACAGCGGGTCCGTGGCCGGGTCATAGCTGAAGTCCTCCCGGTTCAGGATGCCCTGGATAAGGTCTTGGATGGTGTCGTCGTAACGGTTGTTGTAGACCGGCGCATCCTTCCCGTAGTCGTAGCTCCCGTAGTTCTTCTGCTGCTCCCACAGGTCTGCGATGTCCCCGGCGTACTGGTTCTGGTAGGTGGGTGCCTTTCCGCCGTCGAAGCTGGAAGGGGATAGGGGGTCAAGGTAGAAGCTCCCGCCATTGTCGCCTCCGGTGTAGTTTCCGTAGCTGCTGCGGATGCCCTCCGCCCCCAGGTTGGCCAGCGCCCGCGCCTCGTCCGTGGTGGCCGCGTGATAGTCCTGCTTATACTTCAGCAGGCTCATGCCCGCGTCCGGGTTCCGCTGGGCCAGGCTCAAATCCGCCGGAGAAAATTCGCCCATCAGGCCGCTGTCCTGGGCCGCCTTCTGGAATTGGTCATAGGTAAAAGTCGGCATAGCTCTGCTCCTTTCTCACTGTCTGCCCGGCGTGCTCTTCAGCTCGCTGCCGGAATAGCTCTCCCGCACCAGGGAGTAAAGACGCCAGCCCCCGGTTCCCCGGAAGCGGATGCGGAAGTGGTCGCTGCGCCTTGGGATGATGGGCAGGTAGAAGCTCCGCTTCACCGTGGCCGTCAGGGTGCTCACCGCCCGCCACGTCCCGTCGCTGTCGAACTCCATTTCTACCACGACGGAAGCCCCGGCATCCAGCTCCATGCGCACCTGCAGCTTGCTGGTGCCCTTCTTGTTCGGGTCATCCTCCACGAAGTCCCCGAACTCCGCCAGGCTCTCCACCGGCCCCTCCGGCGTGGCGTCCTCCGGCACCGTCCGGGTGTTCCCGTTCAGCCACAGCTTCCCGGTGGCGTCCAGGAAGTACAGCTCCGTGTTCCATCCGAAGCCCACCGCCTCCATGGCGTCCTCCTTGTGCCACTGGTTGAACCGCGTGTCGTAGACGAAGAGCGTCCAGCCCCCCTCTACGTCCTCCATGGAGACGTAATACTTTACGCCGTCGCTGCCCGCCACCGCGTTCCGGTATCGCTCTGTCCCGAAGGGCGCCGCGATGCTCTGCGGGATGCCGCCGGAATAGGCCACGATACCCACCCGGCTCAAATAGAACAGCACTTCCCCCGCGATTGCCAGGCTCATGTGACTGCCCGCCTCCACGCCCAGGGAGGCGCTGCCCATCACCTGGTAGTTGCTAGGCTTGTCCCCGTAGACCTTGTAGATGTTCTCCTCTTTGAACATACAAGGGTATCCCAGGTAGCTGCAGCATCCGGTGAAGTCCCCGGCGCTTCCCACGTCCACCGCGAAGCTGTCCGTGGAAAGCCCGTCGAACACGTTCCAGTTGAATGGGTCTCCCAGTTTGGAGGCGTACACCGTGTCCCCCTTGCAGCCCCACAGGCGGTTTTCATTCTCGCAGATGAAGTCCAGCTCCGGCATCTCCCGCACGATGGTCAGCGTCTCCGTGTCCCCGCCGGAGTTGATGGTGAAGCTGTTCTCATAGAAGCGCAGGTTGTCCCCGTCGATTTCCCGGATGATGATGGTCTGGTTGTTGCTCTCATGGATGGTGCAGCCGGAGATGGCCACGGCGTCCCCCACCTGGAAGGTGTCCGCCCAGTTGGCCCCCGCCGCGTAGATGGTGTTTGCCTCTGCGGTCTCCCCGGCGTAGGTTCCATTCTGGATTTTTGCGCTCCCGCTCCAGGAAGCCTCCATGTCCCCGAACTCCCCAGTCAGTCGGTTGTACCACTTCTTGTCCGGTAGGATGATGATATAGGCCCCGATGCTGGTGAACTGCTTCCGGCTGTCCGCCACGTCTCCCTTCTTCTCGCCGTCAGCATAAAAGCCGGTGCCGTCCACCCAGTACATCCCGTCCTTGGCATAGAAGCCGTTGGGCTTCGTCAGGGTCTCCACAATGTACCGGGGCAGCCTTGGGGACAGCAGGGGGTACAGGTCGCTGGTCAGGTTCTTCATGTCCCACAGCTCCCCGTCCTGGGCGTACAGGTTGTGGTTGTAGCCCTTGAACTCCGTTTGCTTCGCCTTCTTGATGCCGTCGGAGTACAGCATCTGCGGCAGGCCCACGCTCATGCCTCGCCGCCTCCCTCCGGCTCGTCGAACTCCAGGAAGCCCTCCAGGGCGTCCAGCTGCGCCGGTGTGATGCGCTCCGGCATGGGAACCCGCAGGGGCTTGAAGTCCTCCTGGGCCTCCACCATGCCCAGCTCCGTGCGCCGCTCGGCGTACTCCTGGGCCTTGTCCTTGTCCCGGAAGGGGAATGTTCCCCGCTCGGTGAAGATGATGTTGCCCTTCTTGTCCAGCTTGGCGTACTCCTTCGCCAGCTTCATCTCCTCCTTTGCAAAGAAGTCCACCTGGGGCTGCAGCTTCCGCTTCAGCATCACCAGGGCGTGGGCGGTCTTGTAGTCCCACTCCTTCTCCATCATGGCCGCCACCGCCGCGTAGGCGTCCACGCACTGCTTCAGATACATGATGTTCCGCTCCTTTCCTCACCCTGCCGGGGTGTATAGGTCTCCGTTGATGTACACGTCTCCATCGAGATAGACCGTGCTCCCGCTGATGGTGACGATGTTCCCGTCCATGGTCAGCCTGGTGCTTGCCTCGATGTACACATTCTCGCCCGCCTCGATACTGATACCGCCCGCCGCCTGCAGCTTCATGGCGAAGGCCACGCCCGCCACGCTCTCGGTGTAGACGAACATCCGGTAGCGGTTCTCGTACTGGGTGCCCGCGCCCTGGTCGTCCAGGCGGATGCCGCCCGCCAGGTATCTGGTGGACAGGTAGTAAAACTCGATTTCTCCGCCGTAATCCCCGTTGTAGTCCAGGACGGAGCGAAAGACGGAACCCTCTATGATGCAGCCGTAGATGTCGATGGCGGAGATGGTGCCCGTCTGGATGTTGTCCCCGTTGATGACGGTGGTGCCGCTGCCCTCCAGATCGGCGAATGTCACCATGCCGGTGAACTGAATCGTCCGGCTGGACATGACGATGCCGTTCATCAGCAGGCGGATGGTGCTGCTGTACTCCCCGTTGCTCACCGTCAGCGTGATGCTGTTCACCGTCTGCGTCAGGGAGGACACTTCCCCCTCCGCGTTGGTGATGCGGGTGGTCAGGCTCTGCGCTGTCAGCTGCAGGGAAGAGATGTTCCCCTCCGCGTCCTGCACCCGCGCCATCAAGCTGTTGGAGGTCTGCTGCAGCGTACTGATGTTCCCCTCGGCGTCGGTGATGCGGCTGGTCAGGCTCTGCGCCGTCAGCTGCAGGCTGGCCACCTCGCCCTCCACGCCCTCCAGCTGGACGTAGACCGGCTCCGTGATGATGTTGGCGATGCTGTCGAACTCCGCGTCGTTGAAGTTCTCCCGGCCCAGGTTGGCCATGGAGTAGCGCAGCTGCTCCAGCAGCATATACAGATAGTTTGTGATGACGCCGAACTTTTCGTCGGTGCTTTGTTCCTCCGTCAGCTGGGGGAACGACGTGTCCGTGGTCAGGATGTTGCTGGGCATCCGCGCCCCTCCTCTCCGGTTTTAGATCGGCGGGGGAGGGGAGGCCCCACCCCCGCCGCGCCGGTCAGTCTTTCACCACCGGCTCCATACCCACGGCTTTGAACTTCCGGTCGAACGCGCCGCCCCGATACTCCAGCACCAGGTTGCGCACCATATCGTGGGACAGGTCGATGACATCGTTGTTCCCGGTCTTGTCGCTGCCGTCGCCGCCCAGGATGCCCGCATCCATCAGCTGCTCGATGATGTCCCGGAACCCGTTTTCGTTGGGGATGTCGTTCAGTCTCTTGTAGCGTACCACGTCTTCGTCCTCCTTCAGCTCTCCCAGTCTCTCCGCCACGTCTCGGCGGAAGTCGTCCATGTTGTAGTCCATGCCCAGGCCCCGCCACAGGTGGTCAGGGTCTGCATGGTTGCTTGCGATGCCCAGTGCGTGCCCCTCCGCGTGGCTCACGATGTCCTGCATGGGGTTCAGCCCGTGGAATTTGCACAGCTGTGCGAACAGCTCCACCGCCTGCTCCGTGGTCTTCCGCACGAAGCTGCGGGCCGTTGTCAGGTCTGCGCAGGTGAAGCTGGCCCCGCCGGTGTACTTGATGTTCCCCGGCTCGCACATCTCCACGCCGATGTGGGTGTTGTTCCCGCTGGCCCCGCAGTGCCAGGCCCGCATGGCTTTCCCCGCCGTCTCCAGGCAGGGCAGGGTGATGATGGCCTCGTCCTCCCCGATGAAGCCGTGGACGCAGGCCCGGTCATAGCTCGCGCTGTTCCAATTTTTCACGAACACGCGGGGGTTCGGCTGGGCGCACCCTACGCTATGGAGCATCAGGCCCTTCACCGTGATGGTGCGCCCGCTCTGGTAGCACGGGTTCTTGGTCATATACTCCGTCACGATGGCCATGGCTCACACCTCCGCCGCCGGTTCCGCTTCCTCCGGCTCCGCCTCGGTCTTTCCCGCGTTCACGATGTCCGCCATGTCGCACAGGCCGTCAATCAGATCGGACAGGGCCTGGGTGTCCACCGGGTAGTTGATATACTCCGCGCTGGTCTTCACCATGGCCATAACCCATTCCTTCCGCGTGGCCCCGTCTGCGAACTTCTGCTCTGCCTGTTCCATCAGGTCAACCACCAGGCCCAGCAGCGCCTGCCAGTTTTTCTCCTGGGTGGCCTGCTGCACGTACTGCACCAGCTTGATAGCCAGAGGGATGCACGTTGCAAGCCCCGTCAGGATGGCCACGATAAGGGAAATAATCTGCTCGCTCATGTTCTGTTCCTCCTTACTCCACGATTGCCCAGTCTTCCGCCAGCATATCCGCCTGGGATGCCAGCCACCCCATCTGCACGCCGGAAGTCCCCACGAAGGCCAGCGCCTGGTTCCCGATTGCGTCGTGCTCCGCGTTCACCACCGCGCCGGTGGGGCTTTCGTAGCTGATGGCCTTTGCCAGCTCCACATACTGACCTTTCCCGTTCCAGCCCTTCCGGGCAATCCGCTTTCCCTTCTTGGCTGCCTCGATGGCCAGGCCGAAGGTCAGGTTGTCCGTGCGCCGGTATGCCTCCTCGAAGACATCCTTGGGAGACCAGCTCATGTACCCGTCCGGGTAGCGGACGGCGTAGCCCTCCTCCGCCTTCGCTCCCTCCGGGACAGGCCAAGTTGTGGGCTGCACCGTCTTCCCGTCCACCCGGTATGCAGGCTCTGCCTCAATGATTTTCGTGCCGATGAACTTCTCCATGGTCTGCTCCTTTCCGTCACAGGTCTTTCACTGTGTCCTCGTCCGCCGTCTTGTCCTTCTCCTCCAGGCCCACCGCGCCGAAGTCCTTCCGCTTCTCCAGCAGTGCCTTCAGCGCGTAGACCAGGACGACGCCGATGATTTCCGCCACGGCGGTCTGGCTCAAACTTTCGGCTATCTCCTCCCGCCCCAGGTATGCCAGCAGGTAGCTGCACCACACCCAGGCGATGCCGTTGGCCAGGCACACCCACACCACCCGCTTCATGGTGGTTTTCCGGCGTGCTGCCTTCTGCCCGGCCAGGCGCTTCCCTGGGGTGCTCATGTGGCCTTCTCCAGATCTTCAATGCGGTGGTTGGCCACCTTCACCTTCTCGGTCAGCAGGTTCTCGGCCCCATCCAGCTTCGCCTCGATGACCTCCATCCGCTGCTCCAGCTTGTAGGTGCGCTCCACCAGGTTGTTGTGCTTGTTCACCTTCTCCTCCAGCTCCTCCAGCCGGTAGGCGATAAGCGCCGTGCTCTTCCGGTTGGCCAGATAGGCTCCCGCCAGCGTCCCCACCAGGGACAGCGCGGCCACGATGACCGTCTCCATTTACGCCGTCACCTCCGTCCACTGCCACAGTCCTGCAGTGTCCGGCGGCCATACGCAGGGGGCCATGGTCAGGTTGCACAGGTACAGCTTGCCGTCATAGCTGTAATAGTTCCCCTGCTCCGTATCCATGCCGTACACGAAGGGAATGGGGTCGTCCTCCGTCCCCGCATGGGTCTCGTCGATGGGCCGGTAGATGGCCAGCATCCCCTCGCTGTCCGGCCTCTGGTGGGCCTGCGGCGTCACCGCCTGCACCACCCGGTACAGCTGCCCGTCCAGGTTCAGCACCGTGTTGGCCGCCAGCTCCTGACCGGCTTCCAGCACCTCGTCCCAGCTTTTGAACAGGTCAGGCATCTCCAGCGCCTGCTCGTCCGGGATGTCCGTGGCCGCCTGAACGTACAGCTTCACCGCCGTCTGCATCTGCCCGGACAGCTTGGCGTCTGCCTCCGCCCTGGCCGTGGCCTCCTGCAGCGCCGCCCCGGCGTCGGTCTCCTGCACCAGCACCGTCTCGCAGCCCTGCATCTCCGCCCGTCCCTGCAGGTGGTACGGCGTGCCAGCCACGGCCACGCCCTGGGCCTCCGCCTCCGGGCACAGCAGGTAGAACCCGCCCTCATGCAGCCGGATATAGTTGACCTGCTCCGTAAGGGCCAACAGCACCCCGTCCTTTCTGATTTCATACATGGTTGTCCCTCCAGTCTCCGCTCCCGTAGAGCTTCCGATAATACTTGTTCATCCGCCGCAGCACCTTCCAGCTGTTCCCGCGCCTCATGTGGCCGCTCCAGCTCTCAAAGGATGTGCGCACGTCCTCTCGCGTCATGGTTCCCTCGTCCACCCACCGGCGGAACTTCTTCAGCTTCTCCCGCATCTTCCGGGCGCTCTTCCGGTGCATCTTCCGTATCACCCGCCCGGTCTGTGTCACTAGGAATTTGGTCTTCAGGAACCGCGCCTCTCCCAGCTTCACGATGCGGGTCTTCTTCCGGTTCATGCGGATGCCCAGCTCCCGGCACTTGGTCAGCACCGCCTCCTGGCAGGTCTTCAGGTACGCCACGTCCTCGTGAATGAGATACCCGTCGTCCATGTAGCGGCCAGCACCCCGGATGCGCAGCTCCTCCTTGATGAAGTGGTCAAGGCCGTTCGGCAGCATCAGCGCGTCAATTTGGCTCACCTGGCTGCCCAGGCCGAAGCCCACCGGCCCGAAGTCCTCCATCAGGCCGTTGGCCACGGCCCGCACGCGCCCGTCCGTGATGCGCCGCTCATTCTCCCGGTAGATTGGCCCATGGGGCGCGCTGTTGAAGTAGTCCGAGAAGTCATAGACCAGGATGCCGCCCTTCAGCCCGTGCTTGCGCACATGGCGCTGCAGGTGGCAATTCATCCTGTCCATGGCAAAGTCGATGCCCTTGTCCTTCAGGCT